CCGACACGCCGTGCTGTGTTGACATGTGTTGTGTGGTGTGGTACGCGGATGTGTGCGTGGGATTGCGGTGCGGTTGTGGCGTGTCGTGTTTTGTGGTGTGGTATTATAGGGGTATCAAGTTAAGGAAAGGAAAAATAAAATGTTGAATTTTAATGCTTATGTTATCGAGCTTGAAGATGACAATTGGTACACGGTTTGCATTGAAGATGTGGTTAAGACTACTGTTCGTGATAATGGTTGTTTTGATGATACTGTTGTTACGTTTGAATCCGCGCTTGCAACGGTTGTTGAGTTTTGCTTGAGTAACGATTATGATTACGTTGAAACCGAGCGGTGTTTGTCTAAGAAAGGTCGCCGTTGTCGTAAATATGTTATTTCGGTTGATAATGGCGATTGACATATATTAACCCCGATAGGAAAACCTATCGGGGTTAATTGTTATTTGTTGTTACCATGCTGTTGTGAAATGTCCGGCCATGAGGCCGTTAGGTGAGCCGTGTGCTCCTGTGGTTGTGAATGGTTGTATTCCAAAGGTGCCATCATCGTTTATTTTAAATAGTGTTGCTTCGTTTGCGCCGTTAGATATTTGTAGTGTCCATTTATGTACTGCGTTAGTGCTGTCTGAATCGCCCCATGCCCATTGTGGTAAACCACTTATGCTAGTCCATTCTGCGGCGGTGACGCCGGATAACATTTGAAATGCGTAACTAATTGTTCCGCCGCTTGCGTTGACTGAGAGCATTCCCGCAGCGGGGTTGTTCTCTTTGCGCCATACCCAGTGTTCGTGCCGGCCTGTGTATGTACCTGTTAGATAACGCAGAATATAGTTTTTGATTATTGCGGTGCCTTTTGCGTTAGGGTGTATGTTGTCGCCGTCGAAATTTGCGGATATGCCCATATTCCACGTCCACGCCCACGGGATACTTTCTATTCCGGCTTCTATCGCGGCTTGTTCTATCTCGCCCGCATTGTAGCGCCAATAATCGGATACGGTTTTTTTATCCCATAGTAGCGGTATTGCTATTATCCTTGCGTTAGGATATTCGCTTTTACATTGATTGAATAATGCTGTTGCGGCTATTTTTATTGTGTCCTTGTATCCGTCGTTTGAGTTTCTTGAGCCACCGATTATGACTAGTGATACTTTTTCGTGCTGATATGTAGTGTCCTGTTGTGCCGATGTAAATTCGGTTTGATATGTCGCGTTTGGTTCGATGTAGCCCGCACCGGCGATTGCGTAGTTTTTGAGTGTCCAGCCTAGTGCGGTTGCGGTTTGCACTGCCCATGACGTGTTATCGGTGGGGGATGCGTAGCTATCGCCAAAGGTGACTATAATGTTGTCGCCGCGCATGCTGAATAGTTCGTTCACGGTGATGTATTTGTTTATAGTGTTAATGCTTGTTTGATTGTTTTGCGCTGTTTCGGTGTTGTTGTCTATTTTGGTTTTGAGTTGTGTTGCGGTGTCAGTATCGGTTACGCCTAGTGCGGTGAGGTTTGTCTTATTGTTTTGCGCTGTTTCCAGTGCTTGAGTTGCTTTACCACCGGCGGTGTTGGCGTTAGTATTGATTTTGTAAAGATTATCGTCGATAATGTCCATTGACGCGTTGTATTGGTCAGTAAGGTTGGCCGCGTCACCGGTTTGATATTTTTCTAAGCTGAAGTTGGTTGTGTAGTCGGTCATGTTAGTTGTCCTTTCTGAGATTAGTTGGGTGATTTATTTCTGCTTGTACTGTCAGTTGATGGATTGCGCGGTCTATGATGCGCATTGCAGCGTTGTATCCGTCGCGTAGGTCGGCTAAGTCGCCGCTTTCGTAGAGTGGTAAATGGTAGAATGGTGTTTCTGATGCCATGATTATCCTTTCATGGTAGCGGCGGGTATTGTTCGCCGGTGGTCGGGCTAGTGACGCGCGGTGTAGTATTGTTGATTATGGTAAGGTTGCCGATTGCGGACGTTTCGTCCGTTCGGTGCTCGGCTAGTTTGTTAGTGTTAATATTGGCTATTTGCGTGACGCGTGCGCCGTATACTGCCAATTCGCGGTAGAGGTCACGTAATGCGGTTTTACTGTCAGTGTATTCGCCTTTTGTGACGTTCCATATTAGCTGTGTGTTTCCTATGTGTTCGATTTGTTCCTGTAGTTGCGCTATGGCAACGGCGTAGTCGTTTATGTGTGTTTCAATGTTTTTTATTCTTGCATCGTAATCGTTCAACGTTTTGTTTATGTCGGTTACGATTTCGTCGAGATATGCCGTTATGTGGTCGATTTCGCACGCAATGTGTTTTATGATTTCCTCTTGGCTTTTGGCGTCCCAATAGAACGCGGGTATGGCGGGCGTGTACGGCCATACCGAGAAAAACGGCAGCAGTGGAAACATGTGCATTATCCTTTCAATAGTTGTTTATGTTTACTGTCCACAATGGGCTGAAACATGTTTCAAGATGATCAAGTAACAATACGTCAATATCGACGTAATCGCCGTTGCGTATGCGATTGACCTTGTCGATGAAAGCACCGTTAGTGATTGTTTCGTATTGATTATCGGTAGCGTTGCTTGCGTAGTCTTGGTTTTCAGCCAATTGTGTCGCGGGAAAATCGGAAAACACGGTGCGCATTTTATGCCATATGTCGCTATCGCTGAGAATTATATCAGGATTATTGCTTGCAAGCGCATAAAGCGGGCGCAACGTCGGCATGATTTCTTGGATAAGGCGTAGAAAGTGCCGTCGCCATCTTGACGGTGGTATAACGCCTAACTCCCTGTCGTAGAAACGGTTTTCGATTTTATTGCAGCAACGCACGTATTGCGCGTCATCATAGGCAACGTCCCGCCATGACCACGCGGCATTATCCCAGTCAACACCGCCCGGCACGTCGAGCAGTTCGCCGAACGTGTACGTCATTACACCGTGGAAATCATCTTGTGATTCGCATGGCTGATAATGGTTTATGTCATTCTGCATTGTCATTGTCGTTCATCCTTTCCACGTCCGTTAAATAAGCGTAGTTGCGGGAAACATTGTCTTCGTTCCACACGACTTGTATTGGTTCCTTGAGATATTTTCTGAATCTTGTGTTGAGAATGTCGCACGCGGCACGTCGTTCCTCCAATTCGCTGAGTGCGCGTAGGTCGGTCGGTTCGCCGTAATCCTGTATTTCGTCGGCGGTCTGCCGTTCCATTTTCAACGGTAGGTTTTTAATGCCTAATGATTGGTAGAACGCGTTCCAAGTGTTCTGTATGTCGTTCTGCAATTCCATGCCGATGTATTCGACATTGGTTTTCAGCACGTTGGCTTTCATGGAATTGGCGAAACCCGGTGTCGCCATGATTGCCATTTCACCGCCTGAGATTTGCTTGATAACGTTGATGCCCGCCGTCTGCTGCCCGGCTGGAACCTCCAGGATGAACGGCGTTTTCTGGTTGAAACGATTCTGCCGCCGCGTCAGATACAAATCTTCAATTTCATGCGCGAAAAATTCAATCGTCGGAATGAGTGGCGTACGAGCACGGTTCGCGTAGATAAACACGCCATTTGAGTTGTTCACGGGAAAACGCCAACCGTTGATACCGTAACTATCCCACCGTTTCGGCTTGTAATACACGTTGAAATTCGATGTAGTCACCGCCTGCGTGCTGAAAAACACTCCCGGCTTGCTACGCGGGAACGCGATTGTGGCGTAACCGAAATACAGTAAATTGTATTCAAGGGACCATGCGTCGCAAGTTTTCGGCAGATTCAGCCACTTGAAACGAGATAACGCGATATTCAACATTTGAGAATACGCCATCGCATACGCTTGCGAATTGAGCGCTTCGGACTGCTGCCACATCGGCGCACCGCGTTCACCCATTTCCGCACGGGTCAACGGCCTTTTATGCGTGCGTTTACGTCCCATACTTTCCCACCTTATAGATTGTCGTATACGAAGTCGCCACCGACTTCCTCGGGCCTGATCCATATTGTAACACCGGAGCTGAAAATATCCCTGATTGTCTGCAATTGTTCGTTTTGCGCAAGCGAGCATATCACCCATATGTCGGCGGCCTGCCAATACGTGAAATGCTTGCAAGGCGTCAACGACGGCCTATTGTAGAGTTTGTTGCTTGCGATACCGTAGCGCAGCATGTAATCGCCCGCCGCCGCTATCGCACCGTTATCCTCCGTGACTATTTTCACGGTCATGGTGTCAAGCCCCGTCGCCTGCCTGAAATTGTCGCCGCCATACGCGCCGACTGGTTGCGCTGGATGGTTGAGCAAGTCGCGCCATGCGGCATTGACGTTCGAGCGCGTGTTTACCATGACGCGTTTCGCGTTATCCACGCTCTGATTGCGTGACACCGACGCGTTAGTGTTCGATGTGTTCGCGTTGTTGGCCGCAACGCTGCTGTTCGTGTCGTTGCTTGCATTCGTATTGTTGGTATTAAGCGTTGTGGCTTGTATGTTTTGCGTGCCCGCCATTGCGATACTGACACTATTGGCTTGTCCATTGTATTTTTTCGCTGTGAACGCTGCCGCGTCATTGTACGCTTGCTTGTAAGCGGCTTCCGCCGCTGTCTTGGATGCGCCGGTGGCGAAACTCGCGCTTGATAGGCCGATGCTTCCGGCTGCGCCGAGTCCCGCCGCCACCATTGGTGCCGCCGCGCCGCCCGTCGCCGCCGTCACCGCTATACCGGTCGCCGCCGTGCCTATCGCGCCAATCGCTGCGGTGACGGTGCCAATCGCGCTCGCCGTGATTTCCGTGTTTACGAGTTGCGTTGTCAAATCTAAGGCAGCCGTGTTCATTTCGTCGATTTTGTTGTTAGATGCGCTCAGCAGCAAATTTTGTTGTGTCACGTTGTTTTTGTAGATTGCGTTTGATGCATTGTTTGAATTGGCCGTAACGGTGGAATTGAGCGCATTTGTTAGATTCGTGTTGGCGATACTGTTCGCATTGCTCCGGTTAGTGTTGCTCAATGCCACGTTAGCCGAACGTGCGACGTTTTCGTACGAGACAATGGCGTTTTCACGCGCTTGCGTGATTTCGCGATTGTATGCGTCGGCGCGGTGCGCGTCGGTTGCGCGGCGTTGCAGCGCGTATGTCGGTATGTCGTGCGACATGAGTGTTTTGAGCATATCCGCGTTCGGCACGGTGGCGGTGATGTTAGTTCCGTTGATGGCGGTAATGCTAATGGACGTATCGCCGTCGCTCCCGATACCGTCAAGCCATGCGATTTGTCGCAATATCGGATAACTCAGGGATGTGACCGTCTGCGCCGTGAGACGTCCGCAATCCGCTATTTCCACACGAGTTTTATGTCCGATATTGTCGGATATTTCCAAGTGCGCGTACGGTGCAAGATATAGTCTTGTTATTTGAGCGTACTCAGCAGCGTACCCAAAATCGTCGATGGTCAAATCAATATCGGATAGTTTCGTTCGCCTGCCGCTGACCGTATGCCATTCGACGCCATGCACGCTGATAGCGTTACCAAGATCTAGCATGTTTGCGGTGGCTACGAACACTGCTGTAATCTGTGTCATGATATGAGGGTAATAAGCAAAAAGCGTGTCAAAATAATCGCCCGAGATTTTGGACGATTCGAGCGCATACATGGTTACGTTGCTTGCAGTGAGATTGTCAACGGAATTATAGGATGTGCCAGCGCCCGTGACGTTTGACGTGGAAATGTTTCCGGCACCCCATGAGAAATCCGTTACCGTATCGTCGTTATTGCTGTATGTCGGGTTGCTGTCCGCAATGGTCGTACCTCGTACGCTACTCATGGTTTGCAATTGTTCGGGTGAAAACGTCGTGGCCACACAGATATATCTTGCACCGTTTTGCAGATTAAACGGCGTGCTTTTCCTGATATTGGCGGCAGCGTTACCGTAATCGACATCGGGCAGCGTGAAATCACGACAATTCGCACGCGGATTTTCCAAGAGTTGCGCCGGTGTCATTGCCGTTAACGGCGCGTGCCCGCGTGACAACAGCAAACCGTTGATTACGGTGCTGTTGATATAGTCCGTCCACACGTCGCGCATAAGCGTGCATGTTGTCGTGTTCGGCGCTTCCGCGCGTACGGAAGTGATGAAAAAATGATAACGCGTCTGCACATCGGTTTGCTGGCACGGCGTATTGATAATGTCATGCGAAAAATCAACGACAACGTAATTATACTGTTGCGCCGTCATGTAAGGCACCGGCAATTTTATGCCGTCCGCGTCGGCGCGTGCGATATACATGTTCGTCGTCAGCTTGACGGTTTCGCCGTCAAGTTTGTCAAACCATGTATCTCTTGCAATGTCATCGGCGAATTTAACGACGTCGTGATAATCATCGTACCAATTAACACGGCACAGTTTAATTACCGTGTTTGGTGTCCAAACATTGTAATCGAAATCGTTGCGGTATTGACCGTATACGCGCGTATCGGTGCCGGGGAATGATGTTGCGTCATCCAAGTGCGAGAATTTCATTTGATGCCTCTTTCACATACAAAATCGGGGATACCGGTTTTTTCCGATATCCCCGATTCTATATCAGGGGTTTTACTTTGTATTAGCCGACGTGTCAGACGAGCTCGATGCCGCAACACCGGCAACGGTCAATATTAATTCCTTGGTGTACTTAGTGGTCTTGCCGTTAGGGTTAACATATGTGGCAGTACCAGTTACGCTGATGATATCACCATTATTGAGGTCATCGCGCTGAAGATGCAAGCGTGCCTGATCATCCACGAACGTGTTGACATTAAGGGGGAACGCAGATGTAGTAGCCTTACGTTTACCCGAAACTTCGTACGTCGCCGCGTTCGGTGCAACCTGAATGGCGGTCCCGGTAGGCTCGACGGTGGCGGTGAGCTTCGGCGTAAGCTGTATCACGTCACCCGGTGCAACCGTCGAGGCAGGCGCGGTCAGCGTTAAACCTGTCACGGTCTGCGTCACAACCTTGATTGACGTACCCGCATCGGTGGTGAACAAGGCGCACGGGGTAAACGGCGACACACCGTAGATGCCCCAGTGGTTGAGATACAGCGTGTTAGAAAGTGTCTGCGGATTATAGAACTGCGTGGTGCCGTACAGAGTGTCTCGCACCTGATACCAATCGGTCGATACAAGCAATGCCACCGCGCCCGGAATGCCGAGAGTCGGCACCTGAACGATACGATACGGCACGTCGGCCTTATCCAGCTGGAACACGGCTGACAACGCGTCGACATCGAGCGACGCAAGATATTCCGGCTCGACCAACAACACCATCTGTTGAGGGTTAGCGTACGCCGGAATGTCGGTCACGTTAAGCGCGTTGTACTGCGTTGACGGGAACTGCATGCGTCCAGCGGTCGCACGCAACGCCTTGAGCAGCGTCTTAGCGGTGGTTTCGTCGCTCGGCACCGCGTCGAGATGCACTTTAAAGAAACCGAGATCCTGTTCGTAATGACGAATCAGCGCAAGCATGATGTTCATCTCATCATAATTATCACTGTTGCGTGGCGTCTCCATGATCTGCGCGACGAAACGGTTCAGGCCGAAATCATCTACGAACGCCTGACGCAATTCATCATCCGTCCATGAAATCGGGTATTGGTCACGACGGTTAATTTCGTAAAACCATACGGCGGCTTCGGGTCGGTGCATTTTCAGCAAATCCTCCGCGTCATCCTTGTAGCCGTGCGCCTTAATCCACTTGACTGCGATTTCCTGTACGGTCGAACCCCAGTACAAGTTTTCTTTTTTGAAAATCGACAACGGGTTTTCAAACGGTGCGTTCTGCGCCATTACGGTAAGTCCGATACGATTGACCATGGTCCAAACACAGTCGTTAAGGTATTGTCTATTCATCGGGTCGAACAAGTATCGCATCGTGTTCGCAACGCCGGTTTGCGTTGCGCTCGGGATACGCTGCTGATAATCGTCGGTGCCCTTGGTACGCACCTTGTCCAAAATTGTCGCATTGTCTACAGCCATAATATTTATCTCCTATCGATTAAAGCGTGTAATCGAGGTTTTCCAAGTCCTCTGCCGCCGCTTGCGCGATTGCTTCCGCCGCGTCATCGTCGTTTTCCTTGATAGTCGCACCGTTTTCAACCATCTGCGCGACGGAATCGGTGAAATTGTCGTAGATACCATCGATCCGTTCACTGATTGCGTCCATGCGATCGCTGATTGCGCTCACTTTGTCCAGCACGTCGCGCAGCATGTCGCGCAAGTCATCGAACTCGCCTACGCGGTGCGCTTCGTCGGGGGTGAGGTCATCGCGTTCGGCGGTGTCCCTTTCCTCGGAAGTTTCGTCAACCATTATTTTTCCTTTCATATATGAAAAAGTCGTACCGGCGAACGAATACCGAACCGGCACGACTTAAGAATAGCATACTTGCAACATGATTCACAACGACGGACGGCGCGCTTTTCCCTCACGGCCATATCATTGGCGGAGTCAACCGTGGTTATCAATGATAATGTTTTATCGCCCTCGTTACGGCACCTTGCGTATGCCGTGGTTATTTTACACCGAAATTTCTAAGCATTTCACTCACGGCGTGTTGCGTTTCCACCATATCATAGCGCAGATACCCTAACGCGTAATATGACGTGAGATTCCTAATCAAATCTTTTGCCATGTTCGCGGTAAGATAGTTCAGCTTGTTGTCGTCCCTTGTGATTGCGAAATACGGGACGTGCGTGCCGCCATCGTATTTCGAGGATACGAAGACGTAACCACAGCGCAAATCAACATAGACACCGTATTCATGCCGCAACCATCGGAAAACATACGTAAGTTTTGCGTGACCATGCGGCTTTGCGATGAAATCGGCGTCATGCCGTTTGAACCTGTTTTTTGCGGTCATGTCATCGTTGTTCTTCAACATGCGTCCCGACACTGTGTTCTTCGTTTTCTGCGCGGCGTACGCGTCATCCCGCACATAGTCGAACAGACATGTTTTCCCGCCTAGCCATTGCAATCCGTACTCGGGTTCTAACGGTACGTCATAATGTTGGAAATACGGGTTGAAAGCGTCGCAAGCATTACCGAGCAGAAATATTCTCGGTTTGCGCAGTTCCGTATCGTCGGCACGTTCGCGCGTAACGGTATCTACAAGTTTCGCCAATTGCTCGAACTCGTTTTTCAGATACGTGTGGTATCTATCGTCGTTATCTATGATGATTTCATCCATGCAAATATTGCGCACGTTAACGTACGTGCTTTTCTTTTTCTGCTGCTGCAATGACAAAGGTATAAAATATCCAATTGTTTTCCATTCGTTTTCTTTCTTACCGGTTTTCTTTCTACGAATTTCGGCTATTCTATTGGTTGTCCGAAATTCGTAATCGGGGAAAATGTCATCTTGCACAATGCGACTGAAATAGTTCGCCGCGACGTCGTTGTTTTCTTCGCGAAAGCGTGTCACTTCAACGAAACAGTATCCGTTTTTTAGATAGTCTTCTATCATGTATTTTCGTACGCCGTATGTTTTGCCTAAACCTCGTGCGCCGATAATCATGTTCACATCTGCGTTTCGCGACAATATCATCGTCTTAAGCCGGTCATAATAATATTTCGCCATCAATACTCACAATCATAGGTTTGCCGTTCCGTACGATAAGTTCGCGCGGTGTCGTTTCCACATTTCGATTATACATGTATGACATGTACGCTAGATTCTCGCCGTTCGCCTGTTTGTCCGATTCGCCCAGCCATCTACCGGACGGATATAAAGCTATCGCTTCGGGCGCGTCAACATGATATGTCACACCTCGATAATCGGTGACGGTGCCGACGTACCTATCCCATACATGCGGTCGGTTGCGTTGTAGCGTGTGGCAAATCTCATAATCTACCAGCACGTCATAACCGAGTGCCAACCGTATCGTTTCCGCGAAACCGTGTCCGGCGTGGATGATTTCGCTGACGAACTCCTCAATGGTGTACATGCCGTCGGGTCGCGGGAGTCCGGCGCAAGTGACATGCACGCGTCCGTTCTTGTCCAAACTGACGCGTGCCTTGTTCCACAATTCCACATGTTCGGCGTAACGAGTGGTGCCGCCGCAGTCTTCCACCTCGAATTTTCCGATATGTTCCAGCGTTGACGCCATGTCGGGCGCGGTATTTCGGACGCGCCGCATGGTGCGGTTGATCGCGTTTTCTATCGCGGTGTGCAGCGGTTTGAGCGCGGCCAATAGTTCCGTGTCGGTTACGTCATTGGCGCAGCTGATTTTCAGACTATCGGTATCGCCGCCCGTGACGGTGACGCGTGCGCCGAAATGACGATATATCAACATCATGGCTATCAAGAGATGCATTCTGCTGCCCGCTACGATTCGCATACCGTATGTGTACAGCACGCATGGTGTTTTCGGACGTTTTTTAGTGAAATTCTCGGGAGTGCAGACCGTAGCCCTATCGACTTCAAGCTCACCGGTTTCCGTCACGCGGTAATCGGCTTTCATGACGTCTTGTGCTTGTGTGCCATAGATTCCGTTGAATTGCCCTTTCACGGTGCTGCCGTAATAGGATTGCAGGAATTTCATGCTCAACGCGCCCGCTTTTGCGTCGCGTGCGATTCCTTCCGGTATAGAATCGGGTATTTCACCCATGTACGCCGTACCCTCATGATAGCGTTTAATCAGGTTTTTCACGTCGGTTTTTCGTGCGAAAAGCATGTTTGATTGTAGGGTCACGTAATCGGGCGGAACAATTGCCTTAGCGGTGGCTTCACCATACAATACATGCATCGAATCAAATTCGTACACTTGCGCTACATTCCACAATTCGATTTCGTTGACATGCAATATGCATTCGTCCGCTCGATACAATTTTCCGAAAGCGTACGTCGGGTTAACGGCACTGTCAACGTAACCGTGCGCCCTGATGCTGTTTTCCTGTGTTTTCGCGCGTTCGTTGTTGCTGTAATCGGTGTCCGCTTGCAGCGTTTTCACAAACTTGGAACGTGGACATATTGCAATGCCCCACGCGTCGAAACATGTGTTTTCACGCAATCTGAGATTTACGAATCGTACCGCCGCATGTAATCCCGTAAGAAACGGGGCATCATAATTCGACAACACATCTTCAAGCGACGTATTAACAATGCGTTCGCATGCGATTTGCAGAATATCCGTAGGTGTTAGCGCGAATTTCACCGGTAATCGCCGTCCGTTGATAAACGCGTGATGCATCGATGTAACGTCCAAGGACGCGACGTTATCCACGACAACGCTAGCGGTTTTAGCGCTCGTAAACGTTAAACCGCCACGGAAACATGCCTTACGCAACGCATACGATTCATAATCTTTCGGAAATTCCTGATTGCACGTCATCTCGAAAGCACGTTGCAACGTGATTTTCTTACCGCTTTGCAACGTGACGCGTCGCCCGCCAATCTCACGCCGCGCCATCTGCCGCACAAGCGACGTCTTGGTAAGCACGCGGCAACCCAGCATTTCCGGCGTAAGCCAATGATTCGCGCGTAGCAGCCATTGCAAGTATTGGGGTATCACTTGCACATCGCGCCGTGCGTAAAACATTTCCTCTTCGGTCAACGGCGTTTCGGGCGTGCGTACAAGCGAGTAATCCCAATCGCCCACCGCTTTCGGCAATCCGCATGTTTCGCCCATCGCGCGCAAACCGCCCATTTCAAGATAAAACGTGTCCCAAAAACGACATACCACGGTATCGTTAACAAGCAAGTCAAGCGTATACACGCTTGTAGCGGTCTGCGCGTTGACCTCAATCGCGTACGACTGCGCCAATTCCAACATAAGAGTCTGCATGTCGAACATGAGATTATAGGCCGCGATTATCGGGATATAATTGCGCGCACGCCCATATTCGATAAGATTATCAATGTATGCCAACGCTTCGGACGTGTGTCGGTAAAACCGTACATCGTCCGTATCGGGGGCGTACGATTCCAACGGCGTGTCACGCAAATCGTTGAAAATGTACAATATCGGGTATGCACGCGTTTCGGCACCCGTGCCGATGTTCGTTGTTTCGGTGTCAAATATCGCCGCTACCTTAAATTCTCTGCGTTCTTTCATCGTATCACGTCGGGTGAAACCGCTACCAGCCATATCGGGCTTCCGCCGTCAACGTCCGTATAATCCTCCAATTCGCCCGTATGCGTTTTCATACGTTCGGCATATTGCAGCACCTTTGCGTTTCGTTCCATGATGGTGTCAAAAAGTTCGCTTAACGAATCAGCGTCATACGCTTTCATGATGGTTTCCAGTCGTTTGTTCGGCGGTACGTTCGATTTCTGCCATATGTTTTGTGTGTATCGCCAAAACACCTTGACTTTTTCCCGTCCGAGGTCGCCCAGTGCGCTCGGCATTCCCTTGGATGCCATGCGCATTTCCTCACGGAAGATATTTAACGAACGGGTACGCTCCCTCGCACGCCCTTTGCCGCCGCGCACGTCGCCCACCTGTTGCACAAGTTTATCGGCGGTTTCGTTCGCACGCTGATACAGTTCGTCACGCATGGCAGCGTTACGGATACGGCCTACATATGTGTTTTTCAGCTGCGTTTCAAGTCGCTGGATGTAAGCGCGTCGTGCGTTCGCTTCGCTTTCGGGCATGGTGTCGGTAATGCTTTTTTTCAGACTGTTTATCGCGCGACGTACGCGCTTGCGTTTCGCGGTCAATAAGTCCGCTTGTTTATGCGCCCTAGGCATGTTCACCACCTTTATAAAAAAAAAGTGCCATAACGTATTATGGCACTTTTGTTTCATTCCGAACTACTTGATTTCAAGCGATTTCGTGGAACGGCCACCGCCCAACGGGGTCTGTTTGACTGCAACGGTGATGCCGTCCGGCGCGTTGAAATCGGGGAACATATCGTAGATGTCCAACACGCTGCGGTAGATTCCCTGTGACTGACTGAAATACGTATTGCCGTCTTTTCCGAAAAGATAGACGTTTGCGCAGTTCTGACCGGTCTGAGAACGGACGCCCGGCGCAATGTAAGCGCCGATAACCGTCAATGGTTCCGCGCCGCGTCCGTTCAGCGACGACGCGCTGTTACGTGCGTTGACGATGGCGCGTTTTCCCTCGAACGTGCTGTTGTCCATCGTGCAAATGTAACGATAGTTGTCAACGGTGTTCTGTGCGGTTTCGTTCGCGGTGGTGTCGTTCATCTGTTCGTTTTCCTCGTTCATTTCAGTTCCTTTCAGAATTCAATATCTTTGTCGTTATCGTTATCGTTATCGTTATCGTTATCGTTGTCGATGTCGGTTACGTCAGTTGCGACACGTTCGGCGTGTTCAATGAACGTTTCAACGTCCATAACGTACACGGTTTTATCGACTGTAATATCGTCAATCAATACGTTGACGATACCGGCGTCCAGAAGTATCTTGACTGCCATTTCAACGTTGCGAACGTTGCCGGTGGTGTGGAACGTCTGTGCCACGCCGTCCCTGTCATAATAGCTTATGGTGCTGTCAGCGATTACCTTACGAATCTTTCGCATGTTTGTTATCCTTTGTATCTGTTTTATTTTCTGTCAACCATTTTTGGCGACACAAATATTTATAGCATAAAAATCGGCGTGCGCAAAAGCAACACGCCGATTATTGATATTGATTCTCAATAACGCAAAATCTGCCCCGGATATATCAAGCTCGGATTAGACAAACCGTTAAGCGACGCGACACGCGCCCAATCACCGCCGAAAATCGACCACAAAGACTCACCGGACACAACCGTATGCGTGCGCGTCACATTCGATTGCACAGTCACAGCCCCGCCATAGCACACGGTTTCACCCGGATAAATCACAGCCGGATTGCCCGACCCATAACCGTGCCACGACTGCCACGGCAGCAATCCGGTGCGCTCGGCAATACCCGACAACGTGTCACCCGACACAACCACCACGCAAGTAGACTGCGATACATTGCCACCGGTATTCGTTTCCGGCGCGGATACATTCGCACCGTCACCATGCGCGTATGCATCCCACTGCCACCGTTCGCCCCTAAAATAGTTCAAGTCCAATCGTCCGGCATAACCCGACACATACCCATTCGACGTATACTGCCGCATGGCTTCACCATACGCACCATACAACCACGGCGCAACCTGATACCCGGTTACAGCCATTGACGCATACTGCGCAACCCACACACCGCAATGCTCACGAACGTATGAGGTAAGCTGCCCCAGCGCTGACGCCTGAACATACACAATCGGCCACACCTGCGTGCGAGCATGCACACGCCGTACCCACGTTTCAACCCACGCGCCATTACCAAACTGCGGATTATCCTGAGATTCCCAGTCCAAAACAAGCACGGCATTCCCGACGTATCCGCGCACGTTATCGATAAAGAAGTCAGCTTCCGCGTTCACGTCACGTCCCATCGCGTAATGATACACGCCGATGCTTTTACCACTATCGACCGCACGCCCCAGCTGATAATTCGCCGCCTGATTCACACCATTAGTCAAACAAGTATTGCTGAAACCACCTACGCCCCACGTAGCACCCGCCACAACGAAATCAGCGTCCAGCGCATACGTATCAATATCACACTGCCAATTGCTCACATCCACCCCGCGCATATCCGCGCTTGCAGACGACACAAAAAGCAACGACAACGCACATACGCACGCCAATACACTACGCCACATTCGTATCACCATTATCCCCCTTATCATCCCCCTTATTATTCTTGAGCAACGCAATAAGCTCTTCAGTCAGCACATTGTTCTTAGTCATCAAATCATTAAAATCACTGAACGTCGTGGCGATAAACCACGCCATACCGCAACACGCAACAATCGGAAACCCTACACTTCCGACAACGGTTACAATCGAGTTAATATCCATACAACACCTCACAAATAAAAAAGGTCATGACACATCAAATGACATGCCATGACCAAATATATCACAATCGCGTGGCCTATCCGGGAATTGAACCCGACACGCACATTTTATAAGAATGCCGCTCTAACCACTGAGCTAATAGGCCATCACCACGCCTCACCCCACCCACAACCCCCGCCGCATCAAATCAATAATATCACGACAATGCGCGAACACATAATCCGACACATACGAATCACATTTAAACCGCTTCGCACTAATAACAACGACCTTAACACGCTGTTCACCACGCACTCTGCAACCCTTGACGAAATCACAAGTATTACGCTTGCAAAACATGCTCAAACCACCTTTTTTCTCAATCACCGATTAATACGGTAACCTAAACAGACTGCGCCCGGAACGTAAAACACGCCATCATCAAGCACGTCCCTAAGCCCATATGCATCAATGCAATCAACAAACCGAGTTTCAATCAAACAATCAGACACAATATCAACAAAATACACAAACACATCGTAAATACTATTCACGTTAAAATCAATCGAATTAGACAATGCTTCAATATTCATGAAACTCATTTTAATACTCCCTTGTTTTAATACTTCCATCTTGATACCCCTATAATACCACACCACAAAACACGACACGCCACAACCGCACCGCAATCCCACGCACACATCCGCGTACCACACCACACAACACATGTCAACACAGCACGGCGTGTCGG